CAGATATTCCATAAGATATATTATGATGATAGTAAAGAGACTTATGAAAGTTTGATGTCATATGATTTTAATTCTATACAAAAGATGTTTGTTCGTATCATTGTACAGGAAAGAACAAACATCTTTTGTATAGAATTAAAATCATATGACATCAAACTTTCATAAGTCTCTTTACTATCATCATAATATATCTTATGGAATATCTGATATGGATTTTCAATGAATTCAATTTCTCTAGTCTCGGTGTCGAATGTATGAAATCCTCTTGAGTCTCCCCAATCATTCCATGTGATATGGTATGGTGAACCAAAATAATGAATACCAGATGATTCTGATTTATGATGGAAGTGTCCGGACATTACAGTATCAAATTTGCCAAATATATTCTTATCGAGTCCGTCATAGTAATTAATGTTACCCGAAAACATTTCGAACCCAAGAATCTCTAAATGGCCGGCACAAATCTCAGCATTAGTTTCTTGTATAGCCTTTAATGATTCTTCATTATTCTCAGAATTTATCCACGGCAATAATAGAATTGGTAAACCATCAAACTCAACCGTTTGTGGTCCTCTATATACATTGAAATTATACGGCTTTAAAATTTGATCAACACTATTAACCCTATTAGTGTTCTTATAATACACATCATGGTTACCAAGAGTTATATGCACATTGTAATCATTTAAACGTTCAAATATTCTGTTGTTCCACAGATCAATAGTTCTATAGTTGGCATATTTTCGTCTATCAAAAACATCACCCAAATGCAGTATAGTATCTATATTATTTTCTTCGAGATATGGGAAAAATATCTGTTCAAAAAATGTTATAAAATACTCGTTGAACACATCAGAATCATTCCTTGCTCCAACGTGTGTATCCGTAATTATAGCAATCTTCATATAGTTTTATCCTTGCATTCAGATTCAATTATTGTTAGAATCTGCTTGGTGCAATTTTCTAAGCCTGAACGTCTTGAACGATATTTATCTATTAATTCACACATCTCGTTCTTTTTGTTGGCTGATATAAACTTTGTAGTAAGTGAAAATACTACCATCTCAACAATCTTATTGGATGGAGTTCTCTTACTCACTTGGTCATATATTAATGCGGCGGTATTCTCAAGCACACCAAGTCGTTCACGACAGGTTGGGTTAACCTCTTCTTGTGCTACCACATCCTTAATTATTGCATCTGCTATGTCAAAAAATGACTTATTGCTCATCCTATGTCCACATATAACCACGCAATTTAACCAATTGTGATAATCTATTGGTTATCTCTTTGTCTTGCACATCTGGATCAAGTTCATGGAAATCATGTTCATGATCAAGATATACAGTTTTGTACCAAATATAATTATTCAGTAATACTATATAAGATTTGTATATATTGAGATTCAATTGTCTCAATTTTCTTTTTTGGTTAGCATCAAATTGTGATATGAATTCATTTGTATGGAATGGTGTGTGCAATCCATAATCAATTAAGTATAATACACCTCTACGTTCCGACCGTATTGTGAAACCAAGAAGATCTTTAATTTTCTCAATCTTTGTTAGTTCATAATCATCACTACAAATTGTTGCCATATGAGCTAATTCAATCTCAATGTAATCACATAAACATTGAAATATAGCATGGAACATTCTATAATCAAGATCGGCATAATGATATGACATATGACGCATCTTGATTTTATTGTAACGAACTAATCCTAGTTTATATCTAATATTATAAAACATCACTAAACTTCCAGTTTTGTTTCCTTACTTGCTTTCTTTTTACTAATCTTTCTTTTCTTTGCAGCTTTTTTTGTTTCAAATTTATCCATAAATTCCCTCATCATCTCATCTGAGTAATCAGTGCCATATTTAGTAATATGTATTTTATCCTCATCATGTATATCATATAATAATTTATCTTCAATTTGTTTGTACTTCGTATATAAATTCGTATGCTCTTTTTCTATACGTTGTATAAAAGCATTCCACGCCACTTGAGTATAATATGCAAATGGGTTTTTATATTCTGGGTTAAATCTATCAATGTAAAGTAAACAATTAACTATGGCATCTGAAATCAATTCTTCTCGAAATGGGTAATTGGCAAAGTTAGATCTATTAGCTAATTTATTTGCAATTTGCAAAATACAAAGACCGATGTATTCTGATACTTGTGGTGGCGGTTCATCATTTTCTCTTGCTGCGTTAACTTTATCTAAGTGTTCGCATATTGCTTTATAAAAATCTTTATTATTGATATAATGACTTTTACCTTTGGTTCGAGTTCTTTTCTTTTTAGCTTTCTTTTCCATATTAACTTCCGTTTAATTTTGCTATAGTTATACTATAACATAGTAAAAGTATTATGCAAGGAAATTAAACAAAGAAAATGACTTCGTTAGAAGTCATATCAAAATCTTTGATTTTGATTTATTGGAAAAAAGGAATGGCTGCCTTTTGGTACCTATAGGATTGGTACCTAGGAACCAAGGAACCTGGTACCTAGGAACCTAGGACCACCACCTACCTAGGACCTTAATACCCGCCCTCGCTACCCTCTATGTATAATTTTTCAATTCCCAAGAATTACGATTTTTGACTATTTACACAATATATATTTGCGTGATTCAACGGATCTGACTTTTATCCTCTTGATAATCTTACTTTTATTTTTTCCGGATTTTTTTCCGGTTTTTTCCACAATCACTCGAATTTCAATTGGGGATGCTTTTTTAAATCTTTCCGCAGATCTATCCAATCTAAAATGTACTCTACCAAATTTACAATGCGCTTCTTGGTTAGCTCTGCCGGTATTTTGAATACCAACACGCATTTTGTTTCCATTCTTATTTCTAATTTCAATTTTTAGATCTTCTGAATGAACATTATCACAAGACACAAGCACAACTGGATTTCCATCATTATCAGATTCAGGTTTCCATAGGATTGATTTAACCTTGGCTTCTTTATAATTGGTTTCAGGTTCTTCTGGTTCTTCTATGTCGTCATCTTCTTCATTTTCTTCCCATTCATCATCAAATGTAATTTCTTCTGATAAATCTTCTATTGTACTTGGAATAGGTTGTTCAACAGCAGGTGGAATATCTTCACCTCTATTAATCCCAATACTAAAAAATGCGAATATTTTCTTAAATAATTCAAGTATAGCTTTCATTTTTAACTCCAAAATATGGCGTCCATCCGGCGCAATTTTTTAGACCTATACTGTGATATAGATCACTACGGATAGAATTTTTTTGTTCTCGTAACTTATTGAAATCATTACACAATAAAAAGCGTTTTTCTAAGGTACTGAATCTATTTATTGCTCAGGATCCTCTGAAAAATCATGATCTATTAATTGTTGCTTGGCTTTAACTCTTTCCAAGTCTTTTTCATCTTTTACGAATTCCATTTCAAATTTCGTTACTTGTTTTAAAAATAGATTGTAATAATTGTTCTCTAATGCTGGAATTGGTTCATCTAATGTCAGTACATCATTTGGATTCAATGGAAGAGTATTACTTTTTCCTGCTGGAAACCAATCAATCAAATACATTTCATGTGTACCTTCTTCTTCAATATAGTTGGTTTTTACTCTGTATATTCCAGATATATACAACACTTCTTCATTTGATTTTTCTGTATCGACTAGTCCAATTAATTCATCACCATTTAATAATTTAATTACTTTTAGTGCTTGCATTAAATACCCCTCAGAAATAAACTCTCTAATGGTATTTATTACAAATCAATATTAAATATCTTATATTCAAATTTTTCTGCTATATAAAATTTTACCCTTTCCAGAAAATGTTTGTACGAAAAGTTTTTGTGGGCACCTATGGATAGATCATCACATATATCATATAGTATTGCTTTGCCTGTTCGTCCAATTCTTAATCCTCTTCCTATACTTTGGAGTGTACGAATTTTAGATTTCGATGGAGCTGTAAAGATTATATTTTCTAAATTTTGTATATTTACACCTGTGCTGAATACACCAACAGAAGCAATAATGATAGCATCTTTTTCGCCTTCGGTAATTTTCCTAACTTCTTCTCTTGTATCCTTATCGGTCTCACCGGCTACAAAGAATACTTTTCTGGTTTGGGATTTGGCACGTACCCTATCTTCAATCATTTTGTGTAAAACTTTACCATGCTTATCCACATATTGAAATAATACAAGAGTATTGCCTTTCATCTTACATGATAGTTTACAAATAAAATTATTTCTTTCTTCGCAACCAACAAGAAACTTAATTTCTTCCTGGTATTTCATTTTCTTACAAGACTTTCGGATTGCTTCTTCATACTGAAGTATTACACAATTAATTTTCAAATCCGCAACGTGTTTATCTTGCATCAATTTATTTGTTGTTGTTACTTGATATACTTTACCGAATAGTCCTTCCAGAACCAATTTATGTGTTAGCGTTCCATCAAGTGTTCCTGTTGTGCCAATTTTATACTCAGCATTAATAGTTTTCTCTAATATGCCAGTCAATGACTTTGCTTTATACTGATGACATTCATCGCCGATAACAACTTCATATTGAGAAAAATATTTTAGTGGCATTTTGTAAATTGATTGCCATGTTGAAATTACAACTTGCTTATCCGTTGTTTTGGATTGACCTTGATATATACAATGCACATCATCTTCGGCATCAAAGCTTGGATCATTTTTTGAATATGATTCAAAATCTGATTGCATTTGAGAAACTAAACTTACCGTAGGTACAATCAATAGAGTTTTCTTATTAATCTTTCTAATTAATGAATATATGATTGCAGATTTACCTGATGATGTTGGTGAAAGTAATAGAGTCCTCTTTCTTTTCGATGCATATTGTATTGCTTCTTTCTGATATTCTCTAAGTGTGAATGGTAGTTTTAATGTTTTTTCAAATTTATCAAATTGTTCAATTGGATCACCTTTGAATGCAGCTAATACTCCATCTTCCAATTGATATTCATAATTTCTTTCTTTGCAGAATTGTATTAGTCGATATAATAAACCGATATATAATGTTTTCTTGTAGCGGTTATATAATCTGATTTTTCCATCCCACATCCTAGACTTATATTGTGGCATGAATTTGTATCCAGGGACAAAGAAACTGAAATATTCCGACAGCTCTAGCTCTATACCAGATTCGGTAAATACTTCTAAGTAGACCTCATTTTGTTTTCTTACATATAAAGTTTCCATCTACAGGTGTCCTCACCTGTATTTATCTGCTATTTTTTGGAGTACCTTTTCATAAGTTTTCGCTGTCTATCATAGAAAGCCTTTAGTGATTTCTCATAATTGGCTTCTATTTCATATTGTGGAAGTTCTTTGCCTTCTTTTGCAGCAGCTTCACACCCCAAAGAGCAGTACAATTTTAATTTTGAATTGTATCCAATCACTCGACCACAATGTAAGCAAGCATCTGGTCCAAATACATCATTCTCATTTTTCATTACATTACTCCATTAGTAAACTTCAAAAACTCAATAGCATTCTTGATATTAAAAGATCGGCTATTTAGTGAATGTAGAATGCTATATAGAAATTGCACCTTTTCTGATTGTAGCGCCAAGCTTAATTTTGATTTGATTATATCGGGATCGGCATTGATATAATAGTCAATGTCCTTTTTGAGTACAGTTAGATCGAATTGTTCCCAACCATATTCTTTTAATTCTTCTTCAGATAATTCTCCGTTATAATATTCTCTCTTTGATTTGATTAAGGTATCAAGATCGGTTTCGAGTTTTTTATTTTGTACCTTTTCTTTGATGTATATTTTATAATACTTATTATGTAGCTCTGGAATCTTTAGAGATTCTTCTGTCAAATCTGAACGATCTATTTTACAATCTTGTGCCCATTCGTTTTCTATATCTTCGAGTTTCATCTATTCATCTTCAGGGTGGAATGTTTCAAGTAGCCATACTAATAATTCTTTATTGTCCTGAAAGAGTGTTGCTAAACCTCCACCGAAAGAATTTACAACATCTTCTTCCTGTTCAGAGTCTCGGAACTTAACACCAAATACATGAGTGATTCCATGTAGTATTTCGTGTATCAATGTATTGGCAATTTCTGAATCGACCATATCCTCATCATAGTCAATTTCGTGTTGTTTGCTGAAAAACTCACCAAAGATTTCACGTTTTTCGGCATCTCTACCCCTGACTGCATTAACTTTGGCTTTGATGTAACCAATTTTAACTTCGTCAAACGGTAGCTTATTTCTCTTTGCCATATTACACCTTATAAACAGTAAAATAATTATAACTGAAAGTAACGGTAGATGTCAAGTGTTTTGAATCACCCGCTTGAGTACTAAAGTTTGTAGAATCCAATCTTGATGGATAGCAATCCACAAAGTTGAATGCTAAGTTGTCGTTATTATGACTTGTTTTTATTATTAGTGTGGCATCCGAATATATATCTTCTCTTTTGGTTTTTGGTCTTTTCTTTTTTGTTACTTCTTCACCTTCTATATCTTTTATACCAAATTCTTTTAAATCTGCATATTGATTGAAATTTTCTGGAAATCCTATACCTTGCATCCAATTAAATATTTCGTACCAGTTTCTCATATCCTCATCAATCTTAAATTGTACTATCAGCGGTTCGAATATTAAATGATCACCAGCATTATTAATTTTTGTTAGTGGTGATGGAGTATCAGCATCGGGTATAGAAACACCAGGCAAAACTACATCTTGAACAAAGAAGTTCACAGATGGTAACCTAGCAATTTGAAAATTGAATTTATCATGCAATAAAAAATTGCGGTTTTCGATAACATCAGCCATTTTAACTCTCCTGTTCATTATTATTTATACGTCTGCATTTCCATTTCTGTGAATGTTTTAATAAGCCCTTAGAAACTTTCCAAAGATTTTGGTGTGATAGTCTATTTTCGCGACAAAATTTGGTTAAGTTTTTTATTGTATATTTATTTCCATCTGGATCAGTTAGTTCCCACCAAAGGGAGCATTTTTCCACACTCTTCTGAATGGCTTTATTTGTTGGTTTTATTCCTCGTTCTTTCATTGTTTTAGATGTTTTCTCTCTATGTTTTTTGGTGAGTTTTTTGCCTGTACACCAAGGTTTATTACCCTTTAATGCCTTAGACCTTTTTATGTTAGACTCCTTTGTTTGTTTTCTTCCTTTCAATGATTTAACTTTTCTTTTTCCCAATTCAGGATCATTTAGATAACTTTTCCTGGCACTTTCGGACATTTTCTTTCTTGATTCTTCTGTGTGTTTTAATCCCCAAACACCATCGCCGCCTAGTGTAACATTGTATCCTGTTTTGTGTTCATTAATATGAGTTTTATATTCTTGTATGAAATACTTTTCTAGTCTGATTGCTTCTTCTTTATGTTTAGTTTGGCAGATAACAGTGAAAGTAAAATTTTCTTTTCCATCTTTTTGTATTGCTCTATGCAGAGGCTTTTGTTTCTGAGATGGACCTTTTTGTGATTTATGCTGTGACCATCTTTTTCTTGGTGGGTTCTGTTTTGTTATGCCGACGTATTTCTTTTTATTGATTTTGTTTTCAATTAAGTATATTGAGAATATTTCGTTATTATTGTTCATTGTAACTTCACTGTAGTAATCATGTATATAAAAAATGGTCCCCAAAGGGACCATTTATTTTAATTCATTTCAGAATCAATTCGTGTTCTACAACAAGTTTAGTACGCGAACTTTTCTGAAGTAAACGTTAGTGTCCGGAGTAAGTGATCCGTCGCTATCTCCAGCGTAGTTAGAGAAAGGATTCATTACTAGACCGTAACGGGTCTTGAAACCAATCTTAGGCTGGAATGAATTTTCCCCAATCGCTCTAACCATCTGAAGCGGAACGTATGGACAGTAGTACATACCAGCATCCCAAGCATTAACTCCCTTGTACCCACTTACATAGTAGTTAGTACCAAGAGGTGCATAAGGATCAACATATACTTTGAAACGTCCATTAAGAACACCAACGAAAGTGTTACCAGTATCGTCAACATTCAGATTGTCTTTCAGAGCAGGTGCAGTGTCAAGTAGACCAGCCATTGACAGAGCAGAAGCAGTATCACTATCGCAAATAAGGAAGTTACCACGTCCTCTACGAGTTTCTTTAGCGATTGCGTTTGCATCTCTTTCAAGCTGGAACATAAGTCCCTTAACTTTTTCAACGAACCAACGACCGTTAGAGTCGATATCAAGGTCGAACTCTCCAGGAGTTGTAACATCGTTCTGAGCACCAGCAACAGCTATTTGATAGATGCGTCTGATTACTTCTCGGTTAATTTCAGCAAGAATTTCAGCAGAAAGGATATTAGCAAGTTCAGCTTCGGCGTCAAGACCGTGAACAGCTTTAAGATCCTGTGCAATTTCCATTGTGTATTCAGCTTTCAACGCTCTTGTTTTAGCTTCAACGGAAATCTTATCAATACTGAAAGCCATTTCTGGCCATTCTGGATTACCAGTTGTTCCGAGTAACTCACCTTCGTGAGTATCAAGTCCTTCACCAGATGTAACTGCGAAAGGATCCAGAGGATCACTATGAGTTCCCTTTCCAGCGAAAGATGTGTCTGCTTCAAAATGAAGTGCTTCAGCACCATCTTGTGCAGTGTAGCGAGATTTCAGAGCAAAAATCAATCCAGTAGGTGCTTTCAGAGGCTGAACGCCACAAACATCAAATGCCATAAGATTTGGCAATGCACGACGTAGCAGAGAAATCAGAATAGGATCATACCCTTTTAAATCAGGGTTGCCATTCGGAAAACCAGCAGCGGCGTTATTGTGACCTGATGTTGGTGCTTCAGCAAGAATCCCAAAATTCTGAGTTCCTTGTTTCTGATTATCTGCTTCCTGGTTCTCTAAGAGAACAGTAAGAACAGATTTTTTATATGCACTCTCAATAGCTGGAAGTTCTGGATGCTCCAAAATTGTTTTCCATTTCTTTTGTAGGTCTTCTGTGAGATACATTTTATAACTCCTTAAATAATTATTTGATAAAACTATTTAGTTATTTGAAAAACTCCATTTCCACTATTTGGAATTACGAACTGCCCGACTTATAGCATCACTGTATGCAGCCATGCTTGGATCAGATTCTTCTTCCGATTTAGCTTCATTTTCAGGTTTTTCCAAACCAGTTTCACTTAAAACTCCAGATTTTTCTTCTGCATCAGAAGACTTCTGGAAATAATTTTCCTTAATAACACTTAACTTTTTCTCATAAACATCAACACACTCAAAAGTAATTGTTTTTGTCAATTCTTTAAGTCTGTCAGCTTCAGAAGTAGTTAAGTCTTTACACGCATTTTCCAATGCAGAATTTTTCTGAAGTGCTTCAAGTTGAGCTTTAAGTTCAATGTTTTTCTCTACTTGATTTTCAAGTTCTACCTGAGCATCTTCTTTGGCTTTTCTTTCTTTAATCACTAATTCCTCAGATTCACTTGGAAGTTCAAAGTTGTTTTCCAAGAATAGAGATTTTAGTCCATTAAGAAAATTTTCTGAGATTTCAGAACGAATACCACTTTCTAATGAAAGTTTGTTTTCTTCTATCCACTCATTAACAATGTAGTCAAGATAGTTGTCAAGATGATCAACAATTTTGTCAACTTCTTCATCAACTTTCTGTGCAACAACAGCTTCATTAGTTTTCTCTAATTTAGCTTTCTCAATCTCAACTCTTTCATTAACAGCAGCACTAAGAATAACTGTAGCTTTTTCTTTGAAAGATTCAGAAAGTTCTTCGCCATTAACAAGGGCTTCAACGTGCTCCTCAATGTCTTTCTCTTTCTTTTCTTCTTTCTCTTCTTCGTCTCCAGCTTCTTTTTCTTCTTCCTCTTCAGCTTCTTTTTGAAGTTTGTCATCTTCTGCTTCAGCTTCCTTCTTAGCAGCGTCATCATCTTCTTCTTCTTTAGCTTCGTTCTGAACACCATCGTTGCCAGCGCCTTTAGCGATTTTAACACCATCTAATTCTTTTGGTGCATCTTTCTTTGAACCCTTTTTGAGTTCAGCATCGCCAGCTTCATCAGCTTCAACATCAGCACTTGCATCAGAAGGTTTTGTACCTAATTTTGCATTATCGCTGTCATCGGATGCCTTCTCAGGAACTTTTTTGAATTCTTTTTCAGGCTCAGTAGATTTAGCATTTGATGGATGAGTAGGAAGAGCCGCGGCTTCTTCTCTAATTTCTTTAAATGTTGGCATTTTAAACTCCTATCAAATTTAATATCAATACAATCGTATTTTTATTTATTGTCTATAAGAATTGGGATATTACTTTTCCCGCACCCTAAAATAAATGTCCTCTTCCAATTTAGCACCATTATCAAATGTTCCAATAACAGTTATCTTATAATCATATTGATCTAATCCATTAATAACAAGAATTCTAGCTCTTGTTTTTGGACCATCACATATATTTCCAACTAATATTGGAGTATCTGAAAACAAAATTTCAGTTGTTGCATCTGTAATTTGTTTTGGATGTCTGCGTGGCCATTTTACCGCTGATGCTACAGCAGATATGAGTTCAGTTGCTCCCAAAGGTATAGCAGTTCCAAAATTTATGTCAAATGGATACTCTTCTGAAGGTTGTTTTTCAAATTGTTCTCTTAGTAAAGGCATAAATTTCCTCGACAATAACATTGGTATTTATATATGTCAGATGCTTGGAAAGAGCGGAAATGCGGTATTTTTGGACCACAATAAAAAAGGGGTATGTTTCCATACCCCTTCATTAGTATATTGAATACTTGCGTGATTACAGTTTGAAAATTTTGTTAGGACCGTTATCCCACTGAACTGTAATATCACCACCATTAGGTGTAACAGGAAGACCAGTTGCAACGTCAATGTATGCAATAAGTCTTGATGTAGCTTCCACACCAGAGTCTTGGTAAATAGCAATAGCTTCTGATGGATCGCCAGTTACAAGGGAAAATGTAACGTCAGCAGCATCAGCAACACCAGCATCAGTAGTCTTGGAAGTCAAATTTGGTGAAAGTGCTGTTCTAGCAGCAACAGGGATATCACTTAGAAACTGATCGTTTACAAGATCAACTGTGTAATCGTCTGTATCAAGAAGTGCAACTTTAATGTTGTCCGAATCCCAAGAAATTTCACCTTTAAGAAAAGACTCACGTCCTTTATCATAAAGTTTATTAGCCATGGTTTTCTCCTTAATTAAGTTTTGTTTTAATTATATAATTAAAAATGATCTTTTTTCTTAATCACATTATATTTATAAGTCCTCTTGGTTGCATTTGCTGTAAAATGCTTACGTCTGTGATCTTCAATCCATGGAACATTAAATTCTTCTTCTGATGGAATGCCTTCTGGATATATAACTTTCTCTGCAAGTGCTGGTGTTCCAACGGCTTCTTCTGATTCAATTCCAACTGGATGTATGCAAAGATTTAGTTTTGGAGCACCGAAAGCTTCTTCACTCCAAATACCACACCAATCCCATAATTCTCCACAGAATGATTCTTCAGATTCAATTCCAACTGGATGTAAGTTTTGGTCTAATTCATGGGAACCGAAAGCTTCTTCAGAGTCAATTGAAATTGGCGTTATTTGTGTTGTACCTTGAATGAATTCATGATCACCAAATAATTCTTCAGAAGATATAGATGTTGGCAACAAAATGCTCATATCAATTTGATGTGAACCGAAAGCCTCTTCAGAAACAATATTAATTGGAATTATTGATGTATCCGTTTCAATTTGATGTGAACCGAAAGCTTCTTCAGAATCAATGCTTTCTGGATACAAAATGCTCATATCAATTTGATGTGAACCGAAAGCTTCTTCAGAATCAATGCCAACTGTTGTGATAACTGGAATTAATGTTGGTGAACCGAAAGCTTCTTCAGAATCAATTTCTCTTGGTATAATAACAACTTCA